TACTCGTAGCATAGCCACTAGCTATACTGTATTGACGAGTAGTACCTACGTATGGAACACCACTAAGCAGCTTTACCGGCTTTAGCCCATAAGGGGCGTCAACTGTTGGATAAGCCATGTTAACCTCTTAACAAAAATTTAGGTTCCTTTACCAAAATTGGTAACTTTTGAAGTGCGCTCGTTGAACAAAGGCATACGAGGATCGTTTTCGCGCATGAGGTTGTTATCCACCGACTCCATCTGAGACTTAGTTTGATGTTCGTAATACCCATTACGTTCCTCAACCATTTCTTTTGGAGCTTTACAAAGCAGTAACCCGCCCATCATTACATTGTCAGCGAACTTTTCGTTCTCAATATCGACTAATGCGTACTCTGGGTGGTCTTCAGCTTTTACGGGTTCCCAACCCTCGCGTAATTTAGAGGAAACGTTAGTAGCATCTGTTTGACCTTGAGTAGATACACGTATCCAGCGAAATACATACCCGTCTTGTTCTTCTGGAGAAGGCAATACCTCTGGTCGTGCCCACGAACGTCTACGAGTACCCGTCTCACGAGTAGCGTGATCTCTCTTGATTCTATTCTCAGCCATTATCCGTTCCTCATTTCTTGTGCAACCTGTCTGGCGTATTCTTCGAGTGGAACTCCCAATCTTTTTGCTAAGGCTACCTGTGTCTGCGTTAATGTGACCTTTTTAGGTGCTGTGCTCCGCGTAGCGGGGGCAACCACATTCGACCTTGGCTTGGGTTTCTCTTCTACTTGTTGAGATGAATCCTCAAATTCTTCAGGAAACACCTCTCGCATACGAGCGTCAATTCGCTCGTAGTATTCGTCGCTTCTGGGATCTACACCTTGCCTTACCAGCTTATGATGTAGGCCCACAGCTAAACTTGTCATTTCTTCATCTTGGTCAAACCAAGAATTATTTGCTCTCCATTCTTCTGCGCGAGCATCATACGGCTGCTGCGCGGTAGTTGTAGCATCTTGTACCGAAGTTTCTTCTTCTTGTAAAGCCGGTACCTTGAAGTTGTTTAGACGTTCTGACTTCAGCTTAGCAGAAGTTAAGGTCTCTTGCGCTTCAATAACCTTATCTGCTTCACCCGACTCATAGGCGTCTTTATAGACTTGCCTTGCTTGCAAAAGCTCTGCGGCAACAGCTTTTTTAGCTTGATCTAATAACGCTTCTTGATTCTTCGTGACATTGCTCTTCAGTTCCTTGTTTTCATCTACAAGTTTCTGAGCTAACCGCTCAAGCTCCTCACGCTCTCGTTGTGCCTGCTCCTTAGCACGGCGCTCATCGTGATAGCCTTTACTAAAGTGCTTTATGCGTTGCTGAACTTTCTCAGAGTAATCCGCTAATTCATCTTCAGTAACATCGCTTGGAGGCTCTGAAGGTTTGCGGTTCCTGTCAGCTTTTGGGGTGTCATCGACAACTTCGATGTCAAGGGAGGGTTCTTCCTTCGCCTCTACAACGGGTTCTGGTTCCCTATAATCATCTGCTGTTTTCTTGCCAGACAGATCAATTTCGACTTCATCCGACTGTTCCACTTCTAATGCAGCCTCTTCTTGGTCTGGGTCAGGGAAAGAGAACTCAACTTTCTGATACGCCATTACTTACTCCTATACCCTTTCTACGCCACGCGGATCTGGCACAACTGCTTCAATGGAATCGTCATTCATCAAACGATACTCCGAACCGTCTATGGAAAACCTAGTGCCGGTATTAGCACGAAACATCACATAATCACCCTGCTTACACCAAGGGCCATCAGGAAAGCGGTCAGAGTCAGAATAGGCTTGCTCGCCCATATCCACCACAAGTCCTATGATAGACATTACTTGCTCATGTGTTTTCGTGGTCACAGATTTAAGTAAGTCGGTACCTTCAAAGGTATCCTCAACATACGGCATTGCAACTAACACCTTATACCCAACGGGTACAGGTAGCTGCGCTTCAAACTCTTCATCGGTAACAGTTGCTTGTGCAGCATCAGTCATCTTCGTACTCCAAATTGCGCGAGAGGTCTTCTATGTATCGCTGACAGGCTTCAAGACCCCGAATTAAGCCTGTAGTTTCTTTGTAGGAAGCGAAGTCCTTGGCACTCCCTACAGTTAGAAATTGTATTGCAGAAGATTTATCGTCTTCGATTTTTTCCATAAGCACGTCTAAGACGGTTTTTGCCACTATTGAGTCCTATTTGAATCTTTAATGGTTTTTAACAGATCTAAGTCTAATTTGGTATTATCTTTTCGTCTGTCAGCAGCTAATTTAGCACCTGCTTTCTGTGCATCTATTTGCAGTTCTTGCTGGTCTAACTCAAGTTGTTTCGCATCAATCATAGCATCGGCTTGGTTTTTCTGCGATTTTAGTTGTAGCTCTTGTTGCTTGAACTGAGCATCTGCCTGATCTTTAGCTACTTTACGCTGCACTTCTTGTTGTTTTATCTGTAGCTCGGCTTGCTGCATCTGCACCACAGGATCTTGAGCCTTCTGCTGTGCCTGCTGTTGTGCGGCTTGCTGCTGGTGCTGCTGTGTTAGCTGCTGCCCTGCGTCTGCCATAAGTTGCGACAACTGAACTTCTATCTCTTCCGGTAGTGCTTCGTTCGGTGCGGGTAGTTTGGCACCTAACTTTTCCTCTATCTGCTTGCGGTACAAGAATGCAGTGTGCTCGGCAATATGCGCCTGTAATGCCGCCATAATTGGCTGAGCTTGCGGGTTCTGACCAATAAGCTGCCGTACCATAGGGTCTTGCATAAACGACTGGTGGGCGGCGATATGCGCCTCGTGGTCTTGGTAAATAAACGCCTTCATTGGTTTGCCCATCAATGCGTTCATGTTTTCGCTCACAGGATCTGTCGGCGTAGCATCGTCCTCTGTTGGTACTAATTTATCAGCGTTCTTGACTCCCAACACCTCTATCATCTGGCGATGTAGCTGCGGTAAGTCATAGATCTGAGGCGCTGACTGAGCCATCTGCAATACCGCTTGGTACTGCACGACGCGCTGGGCCATTGTAGAGCTGTTCGGATCGCTGACGGGGATCACGTCCACCATCATGTAATCCATCTGGCGGGCAGTTACCTCGCCACGTATCGGCTCATACGCATATTCTGCGGGGGCGTACTCCGACATTATCAGCTTGAGCATCTTAAACTCTTGCTTCATGGCGTAGTGAACACGCGCCTGCACCGCAGCCATCGGCTTCAAAGTACGTTCTAGGAGCGCCAGAGTAGTTCCCACAGGAGCGTTTGCTGACATGTCCGAAATGTTCATGTCGCTGATAGCACCCAGTCTACGACCTTCCTGCGTAATCTGATTCAATAAAGCAAGTAGGGTCTGGCTAGGCTCCTTGTATGGGAGCGGCATGATGTTGTCACGGATGCTACCTGACGGCACATCCACGTCCTTAAACTCTCCCGGCTCTATCGGTACGTCATCGCCCTTGATACGCAACCCACGAGACTTGAGACCTCCGGGCAAATTAGACAGCGTGCCAGCGTCTACAAGCTGCCGTATGATGGAAGTACCCGCCTTAGCGTACCCCCCTATTATGTGTATAAGACCTAGACCGTAGAACCCAAATCCCGGCACATATACATAATGTACGAAGTGCTGGCGCTTCAGCATCAACGAGTCATCAGGGTTCCAGTTTCGGCGTACCGCTAATACTTCACCCGTGCCGCGCTCTATTGTCACGACATAAGGCTTAGCGATCTCTTCATCAGAGTCATCAACACCTTCTATAACGATGTCCGCATGAATCTCATAGACTGCGTATCTATTGTCATCAGTTATAGAGTAGCCACCTTCTTCAGCCTTACGCTCTTCTATGTCGGTGTGGTATGGCTGCGGCTCACCAAGATCAAGGTCTTTGTAGAACCCAGAGGCTTGAAGTTTTTTGAGGTCGTTTTTGGTCTTACGCATGATGTGTGTAACACGTTCTGCGCTTTCTACGTTTGACGCACCGTAAGGCACGATTACATCTTCAGCAGGGATGTACATAGCCACCTGCCTGCCAATGTTCGTGTCGTAGTAAACTTTCTTAAATGCACTACCAGCTAAGCCAAGGCTGTATAACAGGCGTTCGTGTTCGGGCCTGTACTCCACCATGCGCTCGGTGAGTTCATAGTTCATATCGGCTTTTACACGCTGAGCGGCGTCTTCTTTATCCTTGGTTTCTTCTCCAAGAATCTTCACCTTTACAGGGCCAGCGGCAGGGAACGTCTCAGACATTGTTTCTGCTTGGAACCGTATGGCCGCTTCAGCAAGAACTGTAGAGTACACACCACACGCGCCTTCCCACGGCTGATTGCGCTCTTCGTACTTGAACCCCAATACATCAAGACCTTTGACGAATGTATCGGCCCAATCTTTGCGGCTGGCTATGTCTGCATCTACCGCCCCCATGAGGTCACTAGATAACTTACTTAGCGCGTCGTCTTCTAATACTTCGGCTAGGTTTGCATCAAAGGGAACTGTATCACCTACATCTGCATCGGGGATCAGTGTGATCTCTACACTGCCGTCGCTCATAGTGACCATCTCAGGGTCTACAATCTCAATCTCAAGCGCACTTTCTTCTACAGCTTCTGTCTCAATGCCTTCGGGAGCAGCGTACAAACCTTTCTCAATAGCCATAATAAATCTCTAGTAGTAGCCGCCCCGCCGCGACTTAAAGTATCTCTGTTCTTCAGGCTCATCTGTTGGTAGGCGTATGAACCCGCCCTGTCGGAACCGCATAAGTGCCATAACTGTTGAGTCAACTAAGTCATCATGGCTCATAAACGGAAATCCAGCAATCTCCTCAACTACCTCTTCCGCCCACCGTGTAGGAGGAACCCACACCAAACCACTTGCTACAATATCAGATACTGAGTTTAGGCGAGCAAGTTTATCACCTGACCCTCTGTGGGGGGTATACTCTGACACAGGCAGTCCCATGCGTCTCATCTCTTGGTACAGCGCGGTGCCCGATGACTTCTTCTCCACTATAAACGCATCTGGCTCCCACTCAGCATACTCCTCCATCGCCATCTCTTTAAGCTCTGGAAACTCCATCCTCTGCTTTATGCTATTCAGCAGGATGATGTTATACGCATCAGTCTCTTCATACAGGAACACACCCCACGTAGTCAGTGCTGTGTAGTCTGCCCGATTATGTTTTTCTGCTGCCGCGTCCAGCGACATGATTATGTACTCGCAGCTTGGAGGCCGTTCCTGCTCCCATATCTGCCACCACTCACGCTTGACCAGCGCAGCCTCTTCTGCCGTGGGCGTCTGCTGGTACTGTGCGTTCCACTGGAATGTAGGCATAGACGCCTTGGTTCTCAGCAGCGCCTCTAGGTCAAAAAACTCAGGCCACAGCGGTTTCTCCACTATGTCATCTGTTTCTTTGTCCTCCACCTCTAATATGGCGGGAAATTCTACGATTTCGTACTCATCAGCCCGCTCATTCTGGGCCATGTCGCGTGTAACACGTCCAGTGAGGTCATCCATGTGCCATCGGGTCTGAATTATAGCTACGCGACCCCCCGGCATAAGACGAGTACGCGCACCAAACGTAAACCACTCGTAGGCTTTTTCAAATACAGAGAAATTACCGTTGATTACGTCCTGTTCTGAGTGCGGATCGTCCACCAACAGCAAATCTGCGCCACGACCAGCCAGTGCAGAGCCAATACCACAGGCGTAGTACTCGCCACCTGCGTTTGTATTCCATCTAC